GTAGGTGAAGAAAGATATATGTCAGTCAATGAAATCAATGATGAATACAAAGAAGAGCTTACAGAAGAAGATCTGTTAGAATTAGAAAACATGCGTAATGCATATTACAATTCAGATCAATATAGTGAGTACAATGCTAGTTTTGATTGGATTGATGCGGGCTATGGTAAAGAAACTAGAATACGTGTAATACAGTGTGAGTGGAAATCACTTAGAGCTATTAAGTATAAAGTTTCTGAAAACAAATATGATCCTAACAGACCATTTAGAAAAATAGTAAAAGATACATACAAGGCAAGAAAAGGTGAAGTAGTTGAAGTAAAGTATGTAGATGATTTATGGGAAGCAACAAAGATTGGGGGCAAAATTTTAATTAGAGCTAGACGTAGAAGTAATCAAGTTCGTAGTGTGGATGATCCAGGAACAAGTCCTTTATCATATGTTGGCTGTATATATAATAACACTACAGGTAAAAGTGTATCTATGGTAGATTTACTAGATAATATACAGATGCTTTATAATATAGTCATTTATCAAATTGAGTTAGCTATGGCTAGATCAGGTGGTAAGGCTGTAGTATATGATGTATCGCAATTACCAACTAACGCTGGTATGGATATACAGACTGTATTGTATCATTTGAAAACTGATGGTATTATACCAATCAATTCAAAAGATGAGGGTAATCAAGTTAGCTCATTTAATCAATTTCAGCAAATAGACTTTACATTATCTCAGTCAGTACAGCAGTTGATCAATCTTAAGATGATGTTAGAAGAAATGGCTGGTCAAATATCTGGAGTATCCAGACAAAGAGAGGGAGCAGTTGGTCAGTATGAGTATGTTGGTAATGTACAGAGAAGTGTGATCCAGTCAGCAACAATTACAGAAAGCTGGTTTAAATCACACGCTGAAGTAAAACAAAGAGTATTAGAAAGACTTTGTAATTTAATGAAAGTATGTTGGGCTGGTGGTAAAAAAGCTGCAATGATATTAGGTGATGGGGCTTACAAGTTTTTGAATGTAATGCCAGATATAGCTTTACAAGACTTTGGATTATATGTAGGTGACAGCGGTAAAGACGATGCAATGAAACAGGTAGTTCAGCAATTATCACAAGCAGCCTTACAATCAGGCAACATTGATTTGCTTAATGTTATCAAAGTATTAAAAGCTGACACACTTACTGAAGCTGAAAAAGTTTTAGAAAAAGGTATGGATGTAATGAAGCAACAGCAAATGCAACAACAGCAAGTGGCTATGCAGCAACAACAAGCCCTGCAACAAGCTCAACAATCTGATCTGCAGAAACAAGCACAGCTTAAAGAAATTGATAATCAAGCAAAAAGAGATGTAGCACAGATTGGCGCACGGTCAAGAGTTGATGTGGCTAAGTTGCAAACAGATGCACAGCGTGATATTAATGATGCAAAAGAATCATCAGACAGAACCAAAAAAGCTCTGGATGTTTCACTAAGTCAGGAAACACCACGTACATCAACAGTAAGGCAAGTAGAAGAGGCAAAAGAAAGAATATAAAATTTATTATATTTGCAAATAAAAATAAAACAAAATGGCAGAAGAATCAAAATTAGTTGCAGAGACTACGGAGTCTACTGAAACACAAGAGAAATTTAATCCACTAGCATTCACAACGGATAACTATGTGGAAGAAAAAGAAACAGAAGTAACAGAAGAATCAAATGAAAAAACTGAATCTGCTGAAGCTACTGAAACTGAAACTAACGAAGAAAAAGAAACTACAGAAGAAAAGGAACAAGAAGAACAGGAAGAAGGGTTTTCTTGGGATTCTGTTAAAGTAGAAGAAGAAAATAAAGATGAAGAAGAGGTCTATAATTGGGATCAAGAAGATGTTGATGAGACCAAAGAGAAGATTGAAACTAATGAATTAGATTGGGAAAAAGTTTCTAAAGAACTTAATCTTGAGGCTAAATCAAAAGACGAGCTCCTTGAAATAATAAATGGTTTTGCAAACCAAACACCTGTTGCAGACACGTCACAGGTTTCAGAACTTAGACGATATTTATCATTCAATGATAGAGATTTAGTTGCTGAAGAACTTAAAGCAGACGGTATGGATGCTGGAGAAATTGAAGAGTCTTTAGACAAACTAGAGGATGCGGGCATGATTAAGATAAAAGCAAAAAGCATTAGAAGAGTAATTAATAATGCTATTGAATCGCAAACTGCACAAACAAAAAAACAAGTTGAAGCTGAACAAAAACAAAGAAAAGAGGGTGCAGCAAAAGCTAAAAAAGAATTACAAAACACAATCAAAAACATGAGTGAGTTCATGGGCGGGAAAGTAACTAAAAAACAGAAGGAAGAGGTATACAAATATGCCACAGGTAAAATGATGAATGACATTTACAACAGTCATGCCAATGTAGCTGACGTTGCAATGTTCATGCTTTACCGAAAGCAAATTGAAAAAATTCTTCGTTCTCAAGGCTTGGAAGATGGCAAAGCCGCTATCATGGATAGCATTGTATCTCCAAGTTTGAATACTGGAAAAGGCAAACCGAAATATAAAATAAAAGACGGTGCGTTTAATCCAAAAGCGTTCATGGGCAAGTAGGCTTACACGAGATAGTCAAAGACTGCTTAGAGTTGAAAGTTAATTGGACAAAGTAAAATGTTTAATTAATTTAAAAATAATAAAATGGCTAGAGTTTATACAGGTACCTATGGTTCAGGTACTACGGCCGAGAATGCGTTGAACACAGCTCTAATGCAATACCCAGAGATTGCTAGAACTTTAATTCAACAGTATCCTCGTTATGCTGCTACATATCTATTAGAAAGAACTGGTAGATTTGCAGCTGAAAAAGTCCTTGGGGACAATTCGTTTGAATGGAAGGTTATGGGAAGATATAACACTCCTTCATTTTCTAATGGTTGGATTTCAACTGATGGTGTAACATTTGTAGGTAGTGCTGCTGGTTCAGGAGCTGCTACATTAAGTGGATCAGCTATTGCTGCTGCTGATGCAAATGGAAATCAATTCTTTTTATCATTTGATGGTGAAGGAATTTACACTACTGCTGGTTTTGCAAATGCAAGTTTTCTAAACAAATTTGACTTAGTAAGATTTCAATCAGGAGCTACTGCAATTGTAGTAGAAGATCCTGTAACAGATGTTGCAAGAGCAGCAGCAAACAGTGGGCTTATTGTTACAAGCGCATCTGCTGTTGTTAAATTTGAAATGGTAGACGGTACTGCTAATCCTTTACAACTAAGTGATATTCAAGCTGGAGCAATTGTTGCTTCTATTGGATCTGCATTTCCAAATGGATCTAACGGTGCAGATGTAGGTGAAAACTACGTATATCCTTCAACACATAAGAACTATTTAACTACAATGAGAAAGAAAGTTTCTGTTTCAGGTAAAGATTTAACAGATGTTTCTTGGATTGAAAATAATGGTTCTAGACTTTGGTACTTTACTAAAGAGCAAATGATGATGGATGAATTTATGTACCAACAAGAATTACAAAGATGGTATGGTAGAAAATCAATTACTAATGAAGGTTCAGGTTCAGTTGCTAGACCAGGCGGTCTTGTCAGTTCTGCAACTGGATTATCAGGAACATTAGCAACTTCTATTGTTACTGGTGATGGTTTATTAGCACAGATTGATTCATCTAACCAAGCATCTTATACTTTAGGATCTTTAACTGAAGATATCATTACTGAGTTTATCGCTAAGATATCTCTTAATGCAACTTCTGCTGAAGGTAATGAGTATGTTGTGATGACTGGTACAGAAGGAAGATTAGCATTCCACAGAGCTATGAAAGACCTTATTGTTGCACCTGCTGGTTCGTTTACTGGAGGTTCAATGGAAGGTGTTGCTGGTGATGTAGAATTAGGTGCTAACTTCACTTCTTACAGCGCATTGGGTAATAAAATTACTATTGCACACTGCCCTGTATTTGATGATCCAAATTTACATTCTCTTGCTGGTGGAACTAACTCGTTTGGTGACAACAGATTAAAAGAGTCTGCTAAAATGGTATTCCTAGACTTCGGAAGAACTTCTGGTGTTTCTAACATTGAGATGGTTACTAAAGGAGCTGAAGGAGTAAATAGAAGTATGATTAAGAAGTATGTGGCTGGTATGGTAAACCCATATGACCAACAAGCAATCTTGGCTGCTAACGCTGATGACAAATTTGAAGCACACGTGCTTTCAGAAACTGGAATCGTTGTTAGAAACCCATTATCTTGTGGTATATTAAGTGCATCGTAATTATTAACTTTTAAATATATAAAAAAATGGCAAAATATATTAAATTCCAAGATGTAGCATCTAGTGCTAATACAGCTAATGTAGTAAATTACATTGAGGCTGGAGAAATAAAATATGTTTCAACAACTTCAACTACAGTGATATTTCACTCTATTGGAGCTGGTGCAAACGTATCTGCATTAGATACTACTACAATTACATGTGCTAGTGGAGAATCTGTCAAATTAGCTGATATTCTAATGAAAGCAATTGGAGGTATGCGTAACGGCAGTATCATAACAATTGATGTAGATTCAGGACACTCAGCTGCAGCGATATCTGATATATCATATGCAACAGTATAATAATTAACAACTAACGGAGGTCTGTAGAAGATCGTGCCTTTATGCAGGCCTCCTTTTTAATAACTTTAATAAATTTAGAAAAATGGCAATAAAATTTGATTTTAACAGACTAAGAACTGCTGTAGATTCATTCTATAAAGCTAAGGACACAGTCGGCGAAGAAGTAGTGCATTTACCTGCTTTAAAAAGTGTAAAGAAAGTAATTGCATTAGGTGACGCAAATGCAACTATCATTGATGATGATAGCAACTCACTTTATGCTTTAACTGCTGCTACAACTGGTGATCGTACATATACTTTACCAGCTGCTGCAAAAGGATTGTGTTTTGAGTTTTTAGCTACTGTAGCGTCTAATGCACAAGCTTGTATTTTTGAAGTTCCATCTGGAGCTTTATTAGGCGGTGTATTAGCACAAAATGGTACTGGAACTACAATTGTTCAGTCTGATCTTACAGATACCAAATTAACTCTTAATGATGATATAGAGCCAGGAACACACTTACAGTTTCGTTGCGTAGATGACACTAACTGGGTTGTTTCAGGTATTGTATTATCTGCAGATGCTAATCCAGCATTTAGTTAATAGATAATTAGAATTAAGGGGGAGCTTTATGCTCTCCCAAAATTCTTTATATTTGTGATATGAATTTAATACAATTTTTAAAAAGCATAGCTAAAGATCCAGAAGCCTGGGAAAAAAAACAAGTTGAAAATGCAAATAAAAATCAAGTTAGATTCAACATTGGTGGTCAATCAGGTTTTAAATGGAAGACTGAGTCTGCTAATAAAACTTGGGTAGAAAATGGAAAAGTAGTGAGAGATAGAAAAGGTAAAACAATAACAAAATAAATAAAATGAGACACGTAGTAATAATTAAATCAAACAATCCAAGCAAGTTTAATTACTGTAAGTTTGGAAACTATAAAGATAGAGAGGGTAAAATAAGAGAACTAGTAGACATTAATGGAATAACAGTATCAGGTTTTGAAATGTTTCAAGCTGTAGTATCTTTAGATATTAATAAAGATCACGACAGAAGGCTATATAAATTTTTAAAAGATCATCCATTAATACAGGGTAAATTTACAATTGAAGACGTATCAAGTAAAGAACAAAGAATTGCTGAACAATCTATAAGATCTGCAGAAGCAGTTACAACAGCATCTGATCTTAAAGAAAAAGATTTAAGAGATTTAGCTTTACTTATGGGTATAGATATTAACATGCAAGAAATGTTACTTAAAGCTAAAGTAATTCAGTTTGCTAACGAACAGCCTGAGAACTTTATGAAATCAATTGAAGATATAGATAAAGAGCACAGAGTGTTTTTGAAAAAAGCATTAGCTGAAGATGTTTTACAAAAAGTAAACGGAGTTTGGAAACATAACACACTTAATATTGGCCTTACAGATGATCAGGCTATTGTATGGTTAAAAGATAATGGAGATTCGTATGCTTTGTTAAAACATCAGCTTAGAACTGGCAAAAAAGAAGAGCCAAAGAAAGTAGAGTTAAGTGAAGTAGAAGAGCATCCAATGAGAAAAGGATCAGTTATATCTGAAATAGAAAATAGCTAATGACACAACAAGAAGCATTTGATTATATGGATTTGCTTTTAGATAAAGCAGATCAACCTTACTTTTTAGATACAGAAAAAGAAAAGTTTTTATTACTTGCTTCTTACGAATATGTCAATATCTATTATCCAACATTTGGTGTTAATCAAAGTAGTAGAGATAAGTTAAGAAGTTTTATTAAAACAGATGAGATAGAAGATGTTTCTGATGAGGTAGGCGGAACGTCTATTTCTGATTATTATCATTTGATATCTGTGAATCATTCAGAAGATTCAACTAATTTTTATAAGGCTGAAATATTAAGCTCAGAAGAATTTATGAGTCGTATTAATAATACAGATCCATTTAAAAAAACTGATGTTAATAATCCTGTTGCTACTATAGA